CAACTTACACAACTTAAACTCTACACCCTTTTGCTTCAACTGGTTCTTAATCCTCACGTACAGTGTCTTTGAGTTTGGATGAAACGGCAGATCTAACAAAATCTCAACTACAGAGTAACAGGACCTCTGCTTTCTAAGAGCCGCTTGAGCACTAACATGTTGGGCTCTGATTGTGTAATAGGGATAGTCAGGATCGTCTCTCTTGACAAGGATGAAGCGCTCTCTCTTGTTGCGTCTTTTCCTGAATAATCTCATCTTTTTCAATCTCCAAATCTTTCATCTTATGTTCTAGTTGTTTGATCTTTTCACTCTTTTCAGATGCGTCCATGTTGTTGTACTCGCTCACAAAATAATTCATTATAATTTCATTGCACTTGAAGTAAAATTCGGGAGAGATCCAAGATGCAATGTCAAGAATGAGTTCTTTTTGGATGTTGTTACCACCTTTTATTTCGTAAAAGCAGCCCTTCACATGTGAAGGGCTGCTTTTATTTTCAAGATATGAGAATAACTGATTTGTTCTTGCTAATCTTTTCCAGTTAAAAAAATTCTTCCCACCAACATTGCACAGTTTTGTAGCGTTGAAACATCCATAATTCAAAGGGATAATTCAATTTTTATTGTATAGAAAGCTGCGGAGGGAATTCCCTCCGCAGCTTTTACGAAGTGAGAGAGCAAAACAATGATCCAATTAACAAACAAATTACGGGTCAGTACGTCCAAAAAGAACTCATTTTGGACATTGCATCTTGGATCTCTCCCTATTGCTTTCTCTTACTTCGTAAAAGTTGCCCTCCACATGTGGAGGGCAACTTTTGTTCGCAAAATATGAAATTAATTGATTTGTTCTTGCTAATCTTTTCCAGTGAAAAAAGTTCTTTCCACCAACATTATATTGATTTTTTATGATAAAAACTATCAAGGCGCTTTTACTTTTCAATCTTTATTCTGAAAAGTTGCGGAGTTCTTTTTGAATAAAGCTCTCAATTTTATCATTCGAAACTGTATATGGGACTATAATTAATTTTACATTATTCTCATCACATAATCTTTTTTTCATCTCATCTCTATACTTTGTATTGTAGAACGCTTCTTTATTATGATGAAAATATGGGATATATTTATAATGTTGTTGGCCATTGTATTCAACTGCAGTTTTCAGTTCATCGCAATAACAATCAAGTTCAAGGTTTTGCCCGCTCACATTATTACGCATGAATGAAGGACGAGCTTTTGGGAAAGACTTACCGGTAAGAGATTCTATAGCTCTTCTACATTCCAATTCTCCTTTACTTTCAAAAGGTTGGTTTTTCTTTGCAATGTTATCAGAATTATTATATTTTTTACGGAAGAGATCCCACATCATATTTGTGTGGTTCACATATGTTCCTGATGTATTTGAGAACAGGTTGAGCAAAAAGACAACCAACAAGATAGTCACTGCTAATACAAATAAAAGTGTGAATAATCGGGTTTCAAGTGAGTTCATTTTATTTATCAAAAAATTGATAAGTGCTACATTCAAAATAACTTTTTCAATATACACTATGGCTACTATGAATTTGAATTTTGATTACATGGGTGATCGGTTTTTTAAACAAACACCTGCTGAATTAAAGCAGGTCGGTGAAATTCTTGGAGTTAACAAAGATTTCTTTACGTACACTTTCAAGAAATTAACAGAGTATGCTGTGAAGGCTGGTATACAAATTCCTTCAAACAACACCAGACTTGTTACAACAAAAAAGAGAACATTAATAAGAAAAATTTTAATCTGGCAACAGATGCAAGTTCATCAAGATATTTTAAAATCCAAAATGCTAGCTCCTAAGGCTACATGTCGCAAAAAAACGGTACAACAAAACGATGATGATGATGATGATGACGATGTTCAAATTATTGAAAACCCCATAGAAAGATATCTCATTCTAGACTCTGAAGATGAAATTGAAAATCCGCTTCTATTGTGTGTTGTATGTACAATGAAACAACGATCAGTCGTCTACAATGATTGTCACCATCTTGTTTGTTGCACTTCGTGTTCAAATAGATGTGGTTTAACATGTCCTATGTGTAGAAAAGTGAATCATACGAAACAACAAATTTATATTTGTTAGCACTAAGGAGTGCGGAGAGTTATATTTATTTATTATTTTGTGAGAGTCTCTCTCATAAAATATAAAAATTAGAAATAAGTTATATTAAGTAACAACGTAACTGTAAACGTTAGTAATGTGATAATGACAGTTTCAACCCTGTTTACTTTAAAGTACATAAGAACCGCAAATACTATAACAGCTACTATTAGAGGCCACCATCTTTTTAAAAAAAATATTAAAGGAGGGGATAGGGATATAAGAGGTTGTGGAGGAGATCTAGGGAGAGGTTGTGGAGGAGATCTAGGGAGAGGTTGTGGAGGAGATCTAGGGAGAGGTTGTGGAGGAGATCTAGGGGGAGGTTGTGAAGGGGATCTGGGGAGAGGTTGTGGAGGAGAAGTGTGAGTTCTCTGATATTGGAGTCTTTTGCCAACACCAACTCCTTTTCTCAAACACGATGCTGGAGTGCCTTGTTGTACACCTTCTGGAAGAACACCCATACCACAATATGTAGGTACAGCTGGAATAATAGGGTCATAATTAGGATTGTAATCAGAAAGATCTGAATGCAAACCATAACCTATTCCTTTTTTTAAACACTCATACGGTGTTCCCAACCGTCTTAAACCAATCTCAAATCGGTTATTTCCACAATATGTTTCTGACATTTGTTTTCATTATTGATTATTTTCTGATCAGTATACTGATTATTTTTTTTGCAGATGAATTAAATCGCAATTCAACATTCAGAGCTCGGTTCTGTCTCAGACAATCTATACAAAACCATGCAATACCAGAGCAATCATTCATAGGAACATTCATAATTTTTTTGATATCAATATATGGTTTTCTTTCTAATTTCTTTATATAGTAATCAGTTTTATGGTGCAAGATAAAAAAGTCTGTGGTTTCTATATCCAACTCAATAGAAGTTTCTTCTCGGATTTCTCTTTTAGCACAATCTAACGATGTTTCATCTCCTTCCACAGACCCCTTTGGAAATCCCCAACACTTCCCACGAGATTGAACAAGCAGAACATGACTTTTTGTTAGTATGATACCACCAGCTTTCTTTCGAGATCTTGTATGAGAAGGTGTCGTGTGTTGATGCGCCCATGTTTTTATTCTACATTTACAAGTTTGTTGATGAAGCATTTTTTTGACTATAAGCGTCAATGATGTAAATCAATTTTTAGAATGATAATTATAAAAAGTAAAATGGGAGCATCAACATCAAAAAACATTTCACATTCTGTGACAAAAGCAATTGCAAAAGTGTCGTCAGATATCATTCAAAATACAAAATTAAGTTTAGACCAAGGACAGGTAATTAGTGTTCAGGATGTCGACGGAGACGTTGTAATAAGTGGTGACAGATTCACTCAAAAAGCAACTATCAACATGACGTCCTTGTTGGACGCTCTGTCGAAGGAGGAAAGTCAACAAAAAGTGTTAATGGAATTGGCGCAAGAATCCAAATCCATAACATCTGGATTAAATCTGGCGCAATTCTCAGACGCACAGAACATTATGAACAGTCTAATTGACGCTACAGTGTCGCTGCTATCAACAATATCTCAGACGTGCAGCGTCTTCTCACACCAGTTTCAGAATATAAACATCTCACGAGTGAAAGGATCAGTTCGCATTGAAAACGATGTATTCGAGCAGATGTACGATTTGCTTCAAAATTGCTCTGAAAAGGCTGTCTCGGAAAACAGGGCACTCCAAGACCTTGCGTCTAAGCTTGAACAAAAAGCGTCTGCAACATCTGAAGGGTTATCTCTGATGTGGGTGGCTTTAATAGCTTTTCTTGTAGTAGGTACGCCATTGATCGGTGGGACGTTATTGGGTGTAACGTTTTTAAAGATAATATTTCCAGTGTTTGTCGCGATAGGATTTGTGTTTATCGCAATATACTTTTACAATACCGATGAGGAAATGAAGTTGACCGGCTTCTCGACTCTGATCAAAAACAGCCAAGTTTGCAACGGAACTACCCAGGTCGCCGGTCCACAACTTGGAAATATATACCGAGCTCCGCTCGGCAGGCATCGAAGCTATCAATACCTTTCGGACCCACGACGCGGGTACCCTTACCATTATCCAAATCAGTTCTATAATGTAAAGAGTTACGACAGTGTAGCAAATGCTGCACTGGCGTGTAAACAGGATCCAACGTGTGTAGCATTCGACTGGAAGGGGCTAAATATCTCAGAGTTTGGAGTAGGAACTCCGATTACACCAGAAACGATTTTCTATTCCGATGTATCGAAGGAATGTAAAAACAGTTTAGACGCTGACAACTTGCATCTCTTAGACGTGCCTATTGCAACATCTGGCCCTCAACCACCAACTCGCGACGGTTTTAATGGTAAAGTTGGTGACATATATCTTGATACAACAACAAGCCATTGGTACCAGTTCGCACATGATTGGCCAACTGGTTGGAAACCAATGGGTGTGTTGTCATCCGAACCATTCTCAACGATCTCCTGGGGAAGTGTGAATCCCAACGTTTCAAATGACAGTGCACAGGAAAATGAGATATATGTTTATTTTAATGAGGCGAATCCAATTTATTTTCATATATTTAAATATAAAAATGGTTGGTTGGAGGAAAGAAAAATACGAGGGCCAGGGTTAATTCCAGCAACCCCTTCAATTATAAATACCAGTGGGTTTAAAGAAGAACATCGAAATAAGACGTGGATGTTATACACAGGGATTGGTTGTTTGGTTATTGGAATTGTAGGAACAATGTATACTTTTGCCAGAAAAGAATCCAGAAAAGAATCCTTCGAAGGATGCAACACTTACCCGTTCTCATTCGAAGATCAACGTAATCTTCCGCAAAAGAATTAGTCTTGGTTTATGTATAAAGTTTTGCATCAATTTTGACCAAAATGTTATACATCTTCCGCGCGCTCACGAATTAAAATTTTATGACCTAGCAGCGAAGCTGCCCGCCGAGCGAAGCTCGGTAAGTCATAAAATAAAGATTTACTTAAACGGCATTCAAGTTTACTTGTTTGATTTTTGGTTGATTTTTGTGTATCCTAATGACTTAATCTGATCAATAACCTTTTCAAACTTCATACGAATGGTATATTGGTCGCTCACAAAATGATCATTAAGTATTCCAACTGCGAGCATCTGATCCAAAGAGTTTATCATAGAGTTCAAATAGTATTCTGTGTCTATTCTTTTAATCCATAAATATTTTTTGAATGTATCAAAGTCTTCTAGCCGTTCACCAAGAGTTGCATTGCGTGTATGTTTTTTTAAAACCACGAACTCTATCCTAGATCCTGCATTTACTGGAATTCCACGATTACGCATACGTTCAGCTAGCTGAACATGTGCTGGACATTGAGAAATATAATATTCCTTCTCAGTTTTGCCTTTCAATATATGTTTTCGTTCATGTTCATCGTCCGGAAGTCTTTGTCGAACTTTATAGTCTCCCAATTTACTGTGATCACTTAGATCTCCTTCTGTGTCTCCTACAGATTTTGTGATGACATAGTCTTGGTAGGCCAACACATTTCTGAAGATGTCGCTTATAAACTCTATAACCTGGTATTCAATCTCATTGGGAGGAGCCCTGTCAAAGATCATTTGCGCAACTTTCTCATATATTTTTCGCATCATCCCAGAATTGTCACGTCTCGCAAGAATAACGCCTTTTTTCCCAATTTTTTTATTAAGGTTCCCGTCACGATCGACTTCCTGATACATGTAACGTTTCTTGGACAGTATCAAGAATCGTTCATATATTGTTCCTTCAAACTCAAGTTTCATAGGAGATGGGAACTCTTTTGAGATACCGTCTGCGACTTCTATGGCATAATCCCATGTTTCCTGGATAGTCTGTTTCTGAGGGAAGACAACGTAGTTGCTGTCTGTATCTCCATATATTAGCTCTCCACCCCACTTCTCAACAATAAGTTTGGCAGTCTTCTCAATACTCTTCCTACCGTAATATGTAATACACATTGCACCAGGCATGAATGGTAAATATCCTTTGCGAACACCCATCGCTCCATACATGCTATTGGCCGAAACCTTGTAGGCAAGTTGTTCTTTGTCGTATACAAGTTTCTGTGCAGGTGTTGCAGTCTTCATCATCTTTTTAACGCGACTCCTCGAATCCAACAGGTCTTGAATAATCGTGGGGATTACCCCTTTCTTGACATCTCTCTTCAAAAACCTATAGTAACGTTTAGCACATATATTCCCACTTACCTTATTCCCATTCTCATCTTCTCTGTCCGCTGGTTTTGACTTAGCGAGATCACGCCGTTCTTTCTGGAAAGGTTTCTGTTTTTCGCGTTCAATGTTGATCAATTCCTGTATTTTTGCTTTCTCATCTTTCACTCTAGACCCTGCTGCGACTGTTTTTACCGACAGAGCATCTCGTTTAGACATCAATGACTTAATTCTCATCTCTATCTTGTTGAGTTGCTCATTCAATTCCTTTGTTTTAATGACGCGTGGATCATGTTCACAACCGACGTGGTCTTCCCAATCAAAGATGTTGCAGTCTTCATCCGAGACAGAGTCGTCAGCGAACGTAGAATAGCATATATTTTTTGAGATAATCACTGACGGGTAAAGCGAGCAGAAATCTAAAGGACAGACTCTATTATAATATCCCGGAACTGGTTCGAATACATATGCGCCTGTGTATCTGTCGTTAACTTTTGTATTGTATCCATCTGTGTCGACGACAATATTTTGTCGAAGACAGTATTTGTAAACTTGAGAGAACGTCTTGATCTGTTGTCCTTGTGTGTATAGTGTGAACATGCTGACGTTACAAACTTTCGCCATTTCGCTCAGCGCGGTCCAAGAATGGAAATAGTTTATTAACTCGATACACAAGTTGCTATCTTGGACGCAATATTTTCCCACGACGTCCAATTTCTCACGCGTCCGATATGCTTCAAATATATCTTTGTATGTGACAGGATCTTTGGTGTCGTTATTAAGAAACACCTGTGTAACGTTTTTCAAAGAATACGTATCCAGTTTATGGTCACGTTGGATCAATGGAAGTAGATCTAAGAGAAGTATCCCTTCCCAGTTTAAAAATTTAAACTCTTGATTCTTATAAGCACTTGACGACCACTTTATTGTTTCAATTGTCGCAGGAGTCTCTTTGTTGAATCCAACAGATTTTAGTTCGTCGATAAGACACAGACGAATACATCGTTTCATGACGTATTCTATGTCGAATCCAAAAATATTGTAGCCAGTAAGAACATTTGGTTTTTCTTCGCAGATAAAACCAATAAAACCCCTTAACAACTCTTCCTCGGTGTCGTACACATAAACGTCTACGTCTTCGAGCAGTGGCGATTTTGACACATCCATATCGCGCGCGGATAACGTGAAAAGAACTTTTCTGCGGTCTATGGGAGCTTTTGCTTCAGTAACACATGAGATTTGAAAGATCACGTCACCTGGACGATCTGATGGCATCTCGTTCGCATAGACGGAGTTTACTTCAAGATCAAATGCAATACACTTGGGAACCACTCGTGCGTTAGTATTGCACTTTGACAGTTTTTTCCATTTCACGACGTACTCATCGTCACAACATGTCATTCTATCTACTAAATCTACTTTGTTCGACGAATCAAAAGATATCCAACCAGCCATTGGAAGATCACGCAACGAGGCCATTTGTAAAATTGGAGTTGCTTGGTTCTCATGGACTTTCAAATGGATTTTACCACGGTTTGGCACGAAAATCCCGTACCTTAAACTATTCGTTAGTTCAGAAATTAGGTGTTTGGACTCACACTGACAAAATAAAAATGGTGACGACTTAGATGTATTTGCAGAATTGTACAGATGTGTTTTGTACATTACATTTGTATAAACCACGTACGACTTAACAGCGTCCTCCACAAATTTAATAGTATCGTCGCGGTCATCTGGGAGTTCTATGTAGATGTATGGAGTAAAAGACGTTCGGATACACACTGATCTTTGGTTGCCATTTACGTCTAACGAGAGTCCATATATACGAATAAATGTCTGTTCGCACTCTTCAGTGTACCAGCAATATGCAAACATTTGATTTAGTGTAACGTTATCTGTCATTTTTCATACAGATGTGTTTGTTAAATGGGATGATCAATTTTTTTTAAGTTCTCACCATTACATTTAATAAATCTTTAGCCTAAGTAATCTATCATAAACCAAACGTATTGTATTGTTACGGTACCAGACGGTGTGATACTAAATGAGAAGTTCGAATTAGCTGGAACATTAACAATTTGTTGAGAAACATTACTTGATACTATAGTGACACCTGCATTAACACGAAGAGCCTCGTTTACTAAAGAGGTTGTTCCCGGCCCATTGATTGTGAACTTATATCTACCAGTACTGGTAGATGAAATTCCACCACTCGTCTTGTAATAACCACCTTTAAGACATGTTATTATACCTGTTGTGCTAGATATTGAAAAGGTGTCTGTGTCTAAGTTAACTATCTTATTTGGTATTATAATTCTTGTCCCTGAAGTAGGATATGTCCCATTTAATCGTGCAATATAAATTACACTTTTATTACTAACACCCCCAGGGGCCCCAGAAAGACCTGTGGGACCTGTTGGACCCTGAACCCCAGATGCCCCAGTAAACCCAACAGACCCATTCAACCCATCTGCTCCAACAGGACCTTTAAGCCCTGAAACACCAGTTGCGCCACGAACTCCTGCCATTCCTAATACACCATCAGAACCTACTACTCCGGGTGATCCAGTCAATCCTGTAGATCCTTGTAATCCTGCTATTCCTGTTGCTCCACGAACTCCTGTTATTCCTGTTACTCCAGTTGGGCCGGATGCTCCTGTAGCCCCAGTTGCACCCTGCGGCCCTGTAGGCCCTGTTGGACCGAATACTCCTGTAGCCCCCGTTGTACCCTGCGGCCCTGTAGGCCCTGTAGGACCAGTAGGCCCTAAGTGACCCACCTCCCCAGTTGGTCCGGTAGTTCCTGTATATCCTAGTGGTCCTGTTACTCCAGATGGTCCAGAAGACCCAGTAGGCCCCGTCGGTCCTGTTACACCAAAAGGCCCAGACGGGCCAGTAGGTCCTGTGTATCCCGTAGTTCCTGTACACCCCGTTGGGCCAATTGGGCCTGTAATCCCATTAGGACCAGTTGACCCAATCTGACCATCTGGTCCTATTGGCCCTTCACCGCCTGTATTCCCAGTAGGTCCTGGTGGTCCTTCGCCGCCATCGTCTCCTTGCACTCCACTTGGGCCTGTGGGGCCGATTGATCCTGATGGGGGATAAGTATATTCAAATTGATTTATATCTGAATTAAAAATTAAAATCTCTCCTTCTGCAGGGACATTAGAAGTTAACGGAATTCCATTTAGCAGCAATGCATTGTTGGGGTTAACTTTACAAATCGTAAAGTCAATATTCATTTTTATTTATACTAAAATTTTTAAACAAGCAAGTTACTAGTTACACATCACCTAAACGGTCAACTGTCCAATATACATTAATGACAGGGAATGAAGCAGTGGCGGTAGCCCGTAATTTTAAAGTATCATTCACTTCAAAATCTTCGACTATACACGAAAAGGCTGTGCAATTTTTTGTAATTGGGGTGTTAATAGGAACTAATTCACAAAAACCAGCCATTGCAGTGTTGTTTTTATACATAGTAAGTAAAGTGTTTGACGACGAAGATTTACCTTGTACGAAAGAATTTGAATTTATCCCAAATTTTATTCTATAGTACCCACTTTGTAATATTGTAATTGTGTCACTATTTACTGAAAATATATCTAGACTGAAATTTTCTATTTTATCTGGCACAACATAACCCGTACTATTTATTGTGTTTTTTAATAAATAGACAATCTGTGGTGATATATTTAACCCTGACACACCGGTTGCCCCAGTAACCCCAACAGTTCCTGTTTTTCCTTTAGGGCCAGTGGCCCCTGTAATACCTTTTTGTCCACTATCGCCCGTTTCCCCAGTCATACCTTTTAATCCCGTAATTCCCATAGGCCCTGTAATACCACTAATTCCTGTTTGACCAGTCGCTCCAATACTCCCAATTACACCCGTTAGTCCTGTTGCACCTGGTGGACCTGTTACTCCTGTATTTCCGGTCGGCCCATCATTCCCGGTTGGTCCTGTTGGTCCCGTTGGCCCAGTTGGCCCAGTTGCCCCAGTTAAGCCTGTTGGCCCTGTAACCCCAAAACTGGTTAATCCTGTTGGTCCAGGAAGACCTTCCCCAGATGGGCCAGTAGGTCCTGAGTTCCCTGTTGGCCCAGTGATACCAACACCGCCTGTATTTCCTGTCGGTCCAATTGCTCCGGTAAACCCAGATGCACCAGCATGACCTATAGGACCTGTATCTCCACTGACCCCAGAAACCCCAGAACGACCTATAGGACCTATATCTCCAGTATTTCCGGTAGCCCCAGTGGCACCAGAATGACCTGTAGGACCGATGTCTCCAGTATTTCCGGTAGCCCCAGTGGCACCGGTTGCACCAATAGGGCCAATTGGCCCTAATTGGCCAGTGATACCAATATTTCCAACTGGACCAATTGGCCCGCTTGGTCCAGTTGACCCTCTTGGTGCAGGTGAAAATTGTAAAAGTCTGGTTGTTTCATTAAACCTAATAGTATCACCGTCAATTAGGCCGTCAGATGATATTTGTATACCATTTAACAACAAAGCATTTTGCTGGATTCCGCTCTGATTTGTAAAATCAATATTCATTTTATGTATTAAATTTATAAATCACCAATTCTTTCAATAGTTACAAATACACGAGCTAGTGTCCCTTTGCCCGGAAGGCTAGAGTTAAATTCCAAATAAAAGTTATTCGTACCCGTGAATCTTACAATGTTTGTGATATTCGTCGGAGAATAAAAATATTTATTAACGCTTGAAGGAAAAGGTATATAAGAAACTGAGTAAAGACTGGTAGATTGAGATTGCCTAATGGTGGTGTAAGTATTGTCCGAAGAGGCACCACTAATAATAGTCGAAGAGACAAGATATGTTCCTGGTGTATTTACTTTGAAGATTGGACTCCCTATGGTTATAGTAAACATATCAGGGTTTGTCTGTATTGATGATCGTACTACAGTTGTGCCGCCTAACGCGATGGCATAATATTGGATAGTTGCTTGACCTCTATCCAATAACAACCCCGTTGCACCTTTTGGTCCTATAGGACCTGTGGGTCCTGTAATTCCCGTAACTCCGGTTGGACCCTTTGTACCAACCGCGCCCGTTATACCTCTTGGTCCTATATCCCCCGACAACCCTGTTGCACCAGTAGGCCCCTGTGGTCCTGTAGACCCCGTTGCACCTTTTGTTCCAGGTGGCCCATCATTGCCCGTGGCACCAGTAGGGCCCTGTGGGCCTGTAGACCCAGTTGGCCCAATAGGATCTGCCCCCTTTTCTCCAATTGGTTCAAAACCTGTATGCCCAATCGGACCTGTAACACCAGTTGGACCAGCAGGGCCTATACCAGTAGGGCCAGTGGGCCCAGTTGGGCCTGCTTCTCCGGTAGGACCTGTTTTGCCCGTTGGGCCAATCGGCATTAGACCAGTAGGTCCTATAGGGCCTATATCTCCTGTTATACCAGTTATCCCAGTCAATCCAATTGGACCTGTTGGTCCAGTTGGACCAGTTTGTCCAGTAAAGCCAAGTAGACCAGAAGGTCCAGTTGAGCCAGTGGGGCCAGTTGGGCCACCGGGGCCAGTTGATCCATCCGGACCCGTTGGTCCGATTTTACCACCAAAACCAATAGGTCCTGTCGGACCAGTAGGGCCGGTAGGGCCATCGGGACCAATCTCACCTGTTGGTCCTACTGGGCCTGTTGGTCCTTCTTTCCCGGTTTTGGGCAAAACGTATTCGAACATATTTGTTTCGACGTTGTAAACTAAAACTTCACCGTTCTCGGGGGATCCGGAAGGTAATGGCACACCATCTATAAACAAAGCATTTTGAGGATTGTCAGACTGATTTGTAAAATCATTATTCATTTTATGAACCAAATATTTTTGGATTTTAGAAATTTCGCATTTTTGAATTTTCTTCCCCAAAATTCCATTATAAAAATGAACTTGAATGACGTATGTTATGAACAAATCAATGATAACTTCCATTACGGCAAGTTTGGAGAGTTTATCTTGGTCATCGACAGGAACACTGGCTGTTTTAACGCTACAAAAATGTGTAAGGACGGGAAAAAAGAATTTAGAAAATGGACAAGATTAGAAAGGGTTCAACAATTAATACGCTTTTATGAAAATAAAAGCTGCCGACCAGATCTGGTCGGCAGCTTTTATGAAGTCAGAAAGCAAAATAACAACGCAGTAAATAAATTAGTCACGGGGCAATACGTTCAAAAAGAATTTATCCTTGACATTGCATC